CACCCGCAGCTACACTAAAAGACGCTAAACCACTAACTACGGTAGGATCATCTGGGTCCGTTGAAGCATAAATCTGATCTCTTTGAACCACTACGAACCTCCACTAAACGGAATAGAGCCTGCACAAGTAGCTGCCGTCATAGCTTCATTTACTGATTTATATACTCTTACTTCCAGGACATCACCCAACCCCCCCGCTGTTACAGTGGCTGGAAGCGCGGTCATAGCGACTGCAACAGTTAATGTTGTAGATCTAAAAATATTACATTTTCTATCGTAAATTCGTATCCCCCATCGAGGACCTGAGGAACTAATCCTATTAAACATTAACTTATAAGCGTTTCCTCTAGCTCCTGCTAATTCCCCCTTTAAATGAAAGGATATAGATCTATCTCCCGCTAAATCATAAAAGATAGCAGCGGCGTTACTGCTAGTAAGCTTTCCAGAAGCCTTATTTCCCATAAAATAAGGGTTTAACTGTCCAAAAGGAGAAATCCCAAATCTAGACACTTAATTTCCTTTATCACGTTGGAAATCTCGGAGAGCATTACCTGTATAGACTTGTCCATAGTTTATCATAAGGAGTAATGGTTGAGCATAGTACTGCGAAACATAAATAGTATCAACTCTATCAATATCAGGTAACAAAAGCTCAACAACACCTTTTTCCACAGAAGCAACCCCCCCTGGTACACCGCTTACGGAACCCAACATTCCCATAGCTGGGAAGATAGAGCTTTCAGTCTTCCCACTCGTATCAATACTAGAGGCTGCAACGCTAAACCAATTTCCCGCAGTGTCAACTCCAGACGCTGTTACAGAAATAAAATTTACCGGAAACTTAGTTCCTGTAGTATCTGTTAATGTAATTGCACTTGTTCCTCGATCAGTTAAATATGCAACTTTCGAATAAGGCTTAAATTGTTGATTCATTCTTTTTCCTCTTTATCTTTCGTACTGAGTTCATCAGCAAGTTCTGCTACCATCTTTTCTAAATCAGAAAGCTCATCTGTAGCTTCCTGAGCCGACACAGGAGCTTTAGATTTAGTCTCACCTTCTTCGGGAGAATCTTCTGTTTCTTCTGGTTTCTCTTTTGGTTCAGCCTCAGGTACATCTTCAGCTTCTTTCTCATCATCTTCTTTATCTATTAGCTTTTTAGTATCAACATTCTCATCGGATGAATACTCCTGGTCCTTAGTAACTAAAGTTTGTTCTTTTTCTTTTTTTAGGGCTGCTTTTACTTCGGTTAAATGCTCTTTATCGGGAAGGGAATCACTTAATCGGATAATTCCCTTATCCTTAGTTTTAGTAGCTTCTAAAATTTGATTATAACCTGCAATACTGAATAGTTCTCTAATATAATCATTTACATCAATCCCCTCTACTCCTGATTTATTTTTAAATGCTGTCGCGGCCTCGGATAATACCTGCTTCAAAACACTTCCTTTTGGGGATAGACGAGATAAAGCTTCAAAAATAACTATTTGAGTATTAATAAGACTTTTAAAGGAAATCGGTTCTTGTAAATTTTGAACATTGATACCGTATTTTTCGTTTAAAGACTCAATAACCGTTTGTTTTACATCTTTTTTCATCTCAAAAATATGGGAAGCAAACTGTTGTACATCTTTTTCCGACACCCCAATACCATCAGCATGAGCTAGGCAGTTATTAAAGGTATTAAATAATGTCTTCTTAGACGCCAATGCAATATAAGGAACTTCTTCCAATACATCACAAAAAGTATCCACAACACTATCAGCATCCTCAAAAATCATGCTGGCTAATTTTCTCACTTTTGAGTTAGAAGCCCAAATAACTTCAAATTCTTTTTTAGACTCTAATAACTCTTTCTTGATAAGTTCCTGTCTACAGATCATCTCATAAATAGATTCAGTAACGCCATCCTTCAGGATATAGGACTTATTTTCCAATAATTGAGTATAAGTTAATCTTGGAAAATTAAACGCATTGGAAACAGCATTAGAAAGATTGACAGCATTTTTAATTTCAGGAACGACTGAAATTTTATCAAAACTTTCTTTTAGAAACTGAGCAAGTTGAGGAGTTACTTCTAATAAATTCTGAAATTCTTTTGATTCTACAATCTTTTCAGTAGATTGTAATTTCTGATTTTTCTCAAATAACTTATTCTGTAGAGAATCGAGCTTTATGCGGCTTTCCCATAAAGATAAAAGATCCCCGAAGGATGAGTCAGCACTAGAGTATTCATTAAAGTGAATATTCTCTACAAATGTATGAAGTTTTTCATTTACATAAGTATCAAATATTTCAGTGTCTTCAAAAATAGATGAGTCTCTAATATCTATGTCATTTAGAATGATATCTTTTCCTATCTCATATTTTCCACTAATTACCTTATTAGTTTGAGTTAGATAAGTAACTACTTCATTTTGGCTATCAATAGAAAAGAGAGTTACATTCTCTCTTAGTGATCTACCTATACAATCTCCTAGTTTTACCAAATAGGAAATTTTTTTGTCTCTATCCTCGAATAAATTTGAAAACATAATAATTCTCCGTTCCTAAATACCTATGGTTATATATGTTAGCTAATTACTAACTTCTTTAACTTTTTCATCTTGTTTTTGAATTATTCTAGAAAGAACAGACTTTTCTCTCTCTTCTAGAACTAAAATATCGTTTAAATCGGACAGTTTGGGAACTACCTCCTCATTAGCAGTTGGGGGTTTATTCTCTGCACTCTCCTGTCCTCCCGCCGCTCCAGGAGGTGCTGTTGGGGCTGGTCCCGCTGCGGGAGGCCCTCCACCACCACCAAGAGGCATCGGTGCGCCAGCAGGTGCCATAGATTCTTCTTGTTCCGCTGTCTCTTTCTGCTCCTGTTGAATCTCCTTCTTCATGCGCCGTACTTCTTCATCTGTCATATCATAGTATTCTTTATAAATCTCTTCCTGAGAGAATAATCCTAGCTGCTGAACAGCTTGAATAACTCTAGTTTTTTGTTCATCGAGATCTAATTTTCTCTTAGAAGACATATCAGAAGGCTCAGGTAATTGAATCCGTAATTTTTTAATTAAAGACGGAGCAAATCCCCTTAATTGTAGATGGCGTTTTGCCATATTTTCTAACCCAGCTTCAATATTAATTTGAACTCTATGGATAGTACGTGCAAATTTAACATCTAATTGAGAAAGGTTAGCCTTTCGCTCAGGAGATTGATCTTTTTCTACAATATAATCCTTAGGGATCTTTAATGCTGCAAGTAGTTTATCTCGGTAGTAGCGCACATCCTCAATTTCTCCTAAATTGGTCGCCCCAGGGAGAGTATCAATTTTTGTGCCCTTACCTCCCTTACTTGGAACATAATAATCTTCATCCATACTTAATGGATTAAATCTAGCGTCTACTGTTCCTTTAGCAGAGTTATAGTATTTTTCTTTCTTAAATTTTTCCTTAAGACGTTCAATATACATCTCAGCCTTACTCGTAGGAAGATTACCCGTATCTACATAGAATATTCGCCTTTCGGGAGCGCGGGTGAGACGATAAATAAGCATGGCATCTTCCATCTGTTTAAGAGACCTAAAAATTCTATGACATAATGCAGCAATAGATTTTCCATATGGATAAAAGATAGGATCAGATGTGTGTAACCTATAATGAACAATCTGATTTTTATCTAGTTTAATATACTTAAGGGGTTTTTCAGCTAGATAATTAGATCCATAAGAAAAACTTTCCTCATTAGGAATCTCTTGTAAGAAGCTTTTCAGATAACCAAATTCATTTTCAACTCTAAGAATAAAATTGGGATTTAGAATTTTAATCTTTTTTATTCCCTCCTCAGGTTTATTTACATTGACAATGAGTTCTGTGAAACAATCGCCATATTTCGCAGTATTCCTGATTATGTCCCATAAGAATCTGTCTAAACGTACCTTCTTAAAAAGATCCTCAAGTTCATCAACCACCAACTCACTCTCAGATCTAATAGTCCATTTTTCATTTCTTGGGCCTCTTTGAGACGCATCATCGGCATAAATATCAAAAGCAGCCCCAATTTCAGGATATTCATCCATTTCCTCATACTCTTTATATCTTCTTCTCCTATTCATCTCCAACTGAGGTAGAATAGGATTCCTACTAATTCCACCTACAGCAGGACCTTTTTCTCCGGTATCCTTGATTATGTCTGTATTAATTACAGTGTCACCACCAAACCCCGTAGGCTGCCCTTTATCCATTAATCTTACTGCTTCACCCTGGGTCTGAGTGGCAAAAAATTTAGCAAAGAATCTTCCTATAGGACCAGTGGGCGTAAAAAATCCCCCTGCTCTACTAGCAGTTCCTCCGAACTCTGTGTAACCTTCTTCGAGAGGTTTTTCGTTTTTTATTTCATCAACCATCGTAAATCTTCCTCAGATACATTTCCTGTAGCAGTTTTTAACCTAAACTTCCAATTTTTCGAAGGCATAGGGGGCGCGTCCTTGTGTGGAATTTTAGAAATATGCTCAATAGGTGTGGTGTCCAATACATTTTTATACCCGTGTACAGCCAAAGCCAAGCTCATAATTAAATCATCATGATGCCCTTTTTCAGCTTCAGCCCTTCCTTGATTTTTAATAATAAAAGTCATCAATTCATCGCATGTTCTTGTTGAATTAATTTTGATTAAATCAGTTCTAATAGCTTCCTCCAGATCAGCTAAAATAGTATCTCTGTTTTTTGCAGTTACCAAAAAACCTATATCGTCTCTTTCATCATACCATAAATTTTCATATTCATAAATATTATAGAGCCAGTCAATTAAGTTATTTCCAATAGTATTTCGCTCACAAATAACGTGAGCTATATTATATAGCATTCCCTCCTCTGCAATGATCTTAGCAAACTCATTTATTGGGGTTCGATTGGAATAAAACTCAGCAACCTGTTGTCCATTGTACATATTAATAACATGAAAAGCTGAATAATCTCTATCACGCCCCAGTGCTGTATCACATGCAATTAGATAATTGTAAAATGGTTGAGGTTCTTGCCACACCCTCATTCTGTTGTTATATTTAATATCGTACTTTTCGCTAGTTTGAGAAGCTATCTCTTTTAATATGTCGCCTGCAATATAAGTTTCACCTGTTCCAAGGAAAGAACACTCATATTCCTGAAGCCACTGCTTCATAGGCATATTGGCTTTAGTAGTTTCTTCCCACTTATCTACGTCCAAACCCTTAACCTTCATTTCCTCATAAAGCCAGGAAAAACCATCTTCCTGCCTTTGATATTCTGGATGCTCTTGCCATCGGATATCAATGGGATTAAATGAATTAACCCCCTCTATAGCTTTTTGATAAACATTATGATACCAATTTCCAATACCATTTACGGTAGAAAGAACAAAGGCTCTACCCCCCGTGGAGATAATAGGATAAACAGCAGCCCAAATGGTATCAATATTTTCAATAAAAGCAGCTTCATCAATAATTAGGAGGGATCCAGCCAAGGATCTACCCGACTGCCTACCAGAAGGTCTGGATTTAATAGTTGAATTAGTTCCTAGTTTAAGGGTATGTTTATTGTCCTCAACAATTCCGGGTTTAAGGAATTTAGGAAGTTCGTCATACATGAGTTTGATTCTATCAAGAACCTCTGTTGCCTCCACATCTCCTTTCGAAAGGATTACTACTTGTTTATGCCTTTGGAATATAATTATCCATAATGCATAGCTGGCTGCAATTGTAGTACACCCTGCCTGCCTAAACTTTCTGAGAATATTAAATCTATTATTCTCTATACTCTCAATTATCCGATGTTGAAAGGGATAGAGCTTAAATGGCACAAGCCCCCGTACAGGGTGTGTCACTTTAATGTATTCGGAAATAAAGTAGATAGGATCTTCTTTACATCTCTTAAACTCTTCTAATAATTCTTCTTTTTCCATATAATTTATACTATAACCCTCATATTATAGTACATGAGGATATTTGCTATTATATGTACTCGATCTAGCGAGGAGGTTACTCCCGTAACCCATAAACTTCTCTCATTTTTTCATAAATGTGGTATTGAAATGCTTATATTATCAGGAGCTAACTCAATATTTAAAGCATATCACGGTGCATTCGAAAAAACTAATGCAAATCCCGAAGATATCATTATAATGTGTCACGATGATATTGAAATTAGAGAAAAACCTGAAATTTTCGTAGAAAAACTCAAAACTACGTTGGATAGAGACATGGTTGCGTTCGCTGGCCCCGCAGGAACCACCTATTTAGACAAAGATGCAATATGGTGGGAGCAGGGTAGGTGGCAACAAGGGTTGCATAAGGGAAAAGTGACCCATATAGACCCACACAACAAACCCTATTTAACATATTATGGACCTCCTGACGATGTGGTAGTTCTGGATGGTGTATTTTTAGCCGCGAGAGCCAACATAATAAGAGCTATAGGATTAGAGAAGCCTGAATATTTTGAGGGGGAGTGGGATTTTTATGATTTACATTACACCTCAACAGCCTTTATAAAAGGATATACAAATACAATTTTAGATATGGATATTATCCACCACTCCAGAGGTGAATTAGTGGGAAGAGACTCTTGGCACCAAAATAGAGCCGCATTTATTGAAAATACTAAGCTTCCTCTAAGAATATTTGAATAAATTATTTCTTTTTAGAAGCACGCTTCTTTTTTATAGCTTTGGGGGGCTCTGGGGCTGGTGCGGGGGTTGTGCCTACTCCTAGTTTATCTAATTTACGCCTAAGTTGCCTAGCTTGAAAGCTTTTAGGATTTAATTTAGATAACCGTCTTTCTAATTTTTCTATATTCATATTTTCAGTCCTTTACCGTGTTTAATTTTTGATTCCTTAATGAAAAAAGCTTTGAGCTTCTTTTTGAGTTTCTCGTTCTTCTCAAAGTATTTAGGACTTTTATTGTAAAAAGCCCTCTTCTTTCTCCTCAAACTTTAATCACTTGTCTAACCCATAGTAATAAGGAGGATTAGCAATCCTAGGAGGCCAGAGAGAAGCAGGGAGAGCCACTGATTCTTCAATCACTGCGCTCTGTGTCTCCGTAACTCCTTCTACCGCCAGAAGCCAATCAATTCCCTTCCATATACCATATCCACATGCTCCAAACATACTCAACAAAACTATTAGTTCAGCCAAGCTCATCTTAAACATGGAGAATGGATTCCTAAATCTGTCCTTAAAAAAGAACGCCCAAATTGGATTCATTTTTTCGTTTTCCC